TGCGATGATTCTTGGCGTTTTGGCCGTCTTAGGAACAGGAGTGACCTTAACAGGTATCTCCTCTCCGGGTTCTCTGATGTGAACATTCTCAAACTGTTCCCAGTATGAGAATGATGGGAAGATGAATTCCCCAAAAGGGAAAACTTCTTCCAATCTAGAGGTCCAATCCAACTGGTTGAACTTCTCGTTAGAAACGAGACGGTCAGCAGTTGAACCGGGCCCATGTCGAGGAATGATCTCACTATCCACGACCTTTCGGTCAACGGTAGTAAAGAGATCAGTCATCAACTTGCACGAAATCTCTGTAAACTGGTCAATTTGACCAATCCACAAAGGTTCCGTTTCTAGGACATCAGAATCACACTTGACGAATTCCCGCATAGCACGACGAGTCCTTGTATCACTACAAGGCTCCTCGATCTTTCCGAACATCAATGTTAATTGACGAACGGAAGAGATTGCGTCTATGCAGGCGTTATCAAGTAGCCATCCAGTGTCACGGTCGAAGATACGATCGAGAAAACCTCCTAGAAATAGGGGGAGCTCTCCTTTACACCTAAAAGACGTGTAAAGACGACGATCTGCGAAACCTTGTTCAAGCGATCTTTCGATAGCTTTTCCAAGGGTCGGAAGGGTTATCGTAAGGAACGATTCCCCTTCATTCTTCGACCTAGCCTTGACGGTATTAATGTCAAGGTTGGCGCTAGTGCAACATCTGTTGGCCGTTTCAATAGCCAACTTTTCCCAGAGCAACAGTAGGCTTTTCAAAGCCCCTCCTTAAATAGAGGTCACCTTTCCTAGCCTACAGGGCCCAAACAGGGTTCACATCCTACCGCTCTTCAGTAAAGATGTAACGACACGTTACATCATGAGTCTGGGCCAGAAGCCCAGACTCACTGATAGCGGCTGCAAGCAGAAAACCCATTGCTGCTACTATGAGTGCAAAGAAAATAACTTGCAACCATAGAGGAACAAAGAGTTTCTGCTTACGACTGTCCACCGAGCCACGCAAGCAACTTAGCGTTGGTGGAAGCGGACAGTAGGGTGTTAAGACCGCCGAAGACGTCCTTCATGTCGGTATCCGGAATGCCGAAGGGAGGCCGATCACATACCAGGTAAAAACTAC